TTATGATGCTATCAATGTACATCGTAACAGATGCCTATTTCATAAACCCTTTTGAGAACCAATATGAATAATAATAAGTACCGCAGAATACTAGATACTTTAAACTTGGATAAAGACGTTGTGTCTATGATCTCCCGCTTACTAGAGAGAACTGATTTTGGAGATGACAAAGTACTGATAACACCTATTGGTGAGGATGTCGGACCCGAAAATATTTTATCAGGTTGGGATAAAATATACAATAGCAAAAAGTTAGCTTTAGATATTCAACTACAAGATATTGAAGATTCTCAACGTTCTAAATATGGTCCCAGAAGTATTGCAGTACCCTGGTATGAACGTAAAGGTGGTGTCGAAGCGTATTATTCAACCGATGAAGGTAAGATAATTCAACCGCTCGACAACCTTGGTAATAGATTGAGACCACTCTCTATACCTAAAGCCGCCCAGTACTTGAAGAACACAACCAATTCTGGATTACCATTTTACCAAAAGAAAGGTAAAGTTAAAGATTTGGCAGTGAGTCAGCTCAACACTCTGCTTCAAAGAAGAGATCCCTGTGTATTATTTACACGTACTCAAGAAGGTAATAAAACTAGAACTGTTTGGGGTTATCCGATTGCAGACACTATTCTAGAGATGTCATATTACCGTCCACTTCTTGAATATCAGTCAAGGCTAGACTGGCGATCAAGCGTCACTACTCCGAGCAATGTAGACAACAAAGTTGTTCTACTAATGAATCAAGCCCGTGGAAATGGACAATCACTTGTAAGTATTGACTTTTCTGCTTATGATGCTAGCATTAAGAGAAGATTAATTGAATCTGCTTTTATTTATATCAAATCAGCTTTCCAAAAGAGCGATCATGCAACCTTAGATTATATCAAAGAGAGGATGATTACGATAGGTCTCATTACTCCAGATGGTATCAAGATTGGCGATCATGGCGTACCATCTGGATCAACTTTTACCAACGAAGTTGATAGCATAGTGCAGTACTTGATAGCTAGAGAATTCACAAACGAAGAACTAAAGAATGAACAAATACAAGGTGATGACGGAATTTACGCGACTAATTATCCCGAAGAACTACTTGATCATTTTAGATCTTACGGTCTTAATGTTAACGATACTAAGAGCTATACGTCGAAAGAATTCTGTGTCTTTCTTCAAAAGTACTACTCGTACCGTTATATTGATGAGGGCATTGTTGGAGGTATTTATCCTACTTATAGAGCTTTAGGTAAGTTAATATACCCAGAAAGATTCATAGATTTTAAAGAGGAATTGTCCGGTAAGGATTATTTTGCAATAAGAACCTTGTCAATACTGGAGAACTGTAAGTACCACCCTCTTTTCCGTGACTTAGTTGAATATGTCATGTCAACCGATAAGTATTCAC